TTGCCAATAATCTTGGAAAAGGTAAATTAAGTGTGAAAATTAATACACAATTAAGAATACCGACTAATATCACAACAATTTTACAAAATTTTAAGTTAATAAATTCGTAACATATGTCAAAAGAAAGACCATGGGAAGCTGGGCCATTTGAGTCGTGGGTTAGTGATGAACTAAATTATAGAGTCGATCACCTATCAAAAGGTATTTCCGATTATCCAAACGATGGAAACAAGGTAGAGTATTCTGGTCCAAGAAAAGCTTGGGCAAGAGTGTTTTCAAATGGAATGAATCTTACAACGGGGTCAAACTTAACTCCTGACGGAGAGACTGAGTGGGGACTTGTATTTAAAAGTGGCAATGGATTTTTTGAAAGATATGGTATATCAAACAACCAAAATAATCAGGCAAAACAAGTTTATGGTTACAGTAATAAGGAGAAAGTAAGATATGTTGATTCACAAACTCGCATAAATGTACCTGATCCAGGTATTACGAGCATTGAAACTGAAATTCAAAAGAACTTTTTTTCTAAAGTTACAATAAATTGGGTATGTCATTCAATTGATCAACTCAAGGCTATTGCTCCGTATTTTACAACACCTCTTACCACTGTCATAGTAGAGTTTGGATGGAATACATTTAATCCTATATCTATTATACCAATCAATGATTATCCCACAATATCAAAAATATGGTCAAATTATTACACCGATTACTTAGACAGATTGAAGATGTCCAAGGGTAATTACGATTATATTTTTGGACAAATTGTAAATTTTGAATATTCCATTGAAGACAATATTATAAAGGGGAAAACTGAAGTATATAGTCGTCAAACATTTTATAACGGATTTGTAACAAATGGATCCGAGGGAATTAATGATGTCAAAGATAAAGATAAAGATAACGGACCAAGAGAAAGTTATGCAAAATATTTTAATGAAGTTATTACGCAAATAATTAGTACTGGAAAGTCCCCAACATCAGACATAACCAATTTACAAATAAAAAATTTATTGTCCACAGTAGAAGATCCATTTACGGGAGAATTGAAGTATGGATTGGATCTTGAAAACTTGGATGATTATGTATTTACTGGAAGAGATGATTCTACGCCAGTGGAAAGAGATTTTGATAATGAAAATACTCATACAATAAAAAATACATGGATTACAATGGAATTGTTAGTTGATATTTTTAAATCAAATTAAAAATAACAACGATGAAAAATTGTTGCAATTTTATTATGAAATGGATATTAATGGTATTAAAATTGGAGCACATCCTAATTTGATTTCAACAGATAAGAGGGTATTGATTCCAAATCCACTTGCTCCCAAATTAAATTCAAAAGAAGCTATTTTTTTAAAAAATGCGGCACAAGGAAATGCCAAAAAGGATAAATTTATACAAGCTGCAAATGTGGTGGGAACCGCTATATCGGCGACGGCGGCGTCGGCACTGGCCCTCATCGCCGAGCCGTTAGTGGCGGCAAGCAACGTGGTTGGCGCAGCTGGAAATTTAGTTCAACAAAACCCCAATGCAGAACCGATCCAACCTACTGCGACGGGATTTGCCACCAAACAGATGTTTGATGGTATAAAAGACCCAACAACATCAGAAGACGTACCAAATTTAGATAAAAATGGAGTTCCAATTGGTGTTCCAGTTTTACAACAATCTTTTAATGAACATTCTCTTGTATACGATTTTAGTTATAATAAATCAAATAAAATTGGGGCCGATTATACATTGGCATCTTATGCAGGATTTACCGAGGGAAAAATACAACGTGAAGATTTGGATTATGTATTAAATCATAACAATAGAACAAATCAATCTAGAAACATTACACTTTTTAACGTTTCTGACGTTGATGGTTTAGAGAAGGGATGGTTGAAAAATTTATATATTAATTTAGATTTTATCAAAACAACTATTTCTAATGTTAACCTCACAACTTTAAGAGAAATTTATGATGAAATACTAAAAACAGTAAATGGATCAACGTGCGGATTCTGGGATCTTCAGGTGTCTGATATACCTGATACAACACCTGGAAATGCCAAATTAAAAATTATAGATCACAAAGGTCCATTTGATCTCTCATCGTCTCAAAAAGTTTTTAACTTTGAATATATGACCAATAAGTCTATAATCAAAAAATTAAATTTCACAACAACATTGTCAAATGCACAAGCCAATCAAGTATTATTTAGAGCTTCCAGTAAAGAATATGCATCGTCAAATAATCTTATAGATTTTACTAGCAAAAACCAATTTCAAGATAGAATATTAAAAGATTTACCAAAAAAACCTGTGGTGGGTTCAAGTGCCAAAGACAATTCACAAAAAAAATCTTATTTTACAAAAATTGCAGCAGATGGAAATAAAACTCAAGACGGATTTTTACAAATTACTACTTTTGAAGGAACAACAACACCGGCGATGATTCCAGCACCGACGCGCTGGTACGAACAGCGTATCGCCATACCGGGGTCTCCGGGCGCGAAGGCAAAAGAACCTCAGAACGAGTCCCCTTATAACATTGTAGATTTGGTCATACCATATCCTGAAATACTGACATTTTTGTTGAACGACAATGATCTTGACAATAACATAAACATATATAATTCTCCGTTACGAAATATTCACGTTGAATTGAGTTTGATGGGTATTGCTGGCATCAAGACGTTTGAAGTGTTTAAGATTTCAAATCTTCCTCCACCATATACAGAAGATACAGTCGTTTTTCAAGTTGAAAATGTAATGCACACTATCAACGAAGATACTTGGGAGACTCGTATCAAAGCAAATTTGAGACCTGCCCGTTTATTACTCAAAAAGAGCCAAAATAAATAGTTATGATTACATATCCTGATAATACCAGAAACATTTCATTTGATGGAATTTCCACAAATTTTCCTGTTTATAAAAAACCATTGCCTAACGCAAATGATTATAACAATGGATATATCTCTCGTTATTTTGTAAAGAAAATAAATGATAATACCATTTATGAAGTGGACTCTGTTGGATTTTCTGATATATCCGATACACTTTATACAAAATCGTCCCTTTCGTGGAAAATAACAGGAAAATCAAATGACAGTACCGATGGTAAAACATTGACTGACGTTGGTGTAATTTCTTATAATAGTTATTCAATTTCTGTTTTAGAAAAAACCATACCCGGCATTCGTAATATTTTAAGAAATGTGCTTGAATTTTGGATAGGATATTGAAAATTGACAAGCAAGAAGTTTCTGTTACAATAAATAAATGGTTGTAAGGCATGAGAGTGATTATAAAGAATTTTTGGTACAAAATGATTGTTGTGATTTGATTTGCGATGTAATTCAAATTGACGACCACTTTCATCCATGTGTAGCAAAGTGTAGTCTGTTGATGGTTTATAACATCCAAAAGCAGAAAACCTATGTGATTTCGGTGAATCATGAAGATAGCCCGTTCAAAGTTGAACCGTCTAGGTTAATTGACGATTTAAACTCGTTGACGGGAAAGAAGTGGGTATTTGACAAAAAGAAGTTTTCGCATTTATTGCCAGCAAAAAATTTGTATGATATCAACATTATCTTTTTTATAACTGATGGTAATGTAGAAGACTACAGTGAATATGACACGAAGGCTCATAGATTTTATAAACATAAGTTCCATGGGTATAGCAATTTGAATAGGATAATACCACTGACTCGTCATTTGGAGAAATTTGAGCAAATGTGCATAGAATCTCTAAAAAGAGTTAGAAATATACGTTTAGATAGTAGTTTTAGTGATTTGAATGGTATTATCACCGAAAACCTCCAAGTACTTGAATATAACGGTTTAAAAGTGAATGTGGACACTTTCAATGAACACTTTAAGGACAAGAATGTAAAGGTGGTCAATGACTATGTATATACGCAGTATAATCTATATACATCTACTGGGCGACCAAGCAACAGATTTGGTGGAATAAATTACAGTGCCATGAATAAAGAGTCTGGGTGTAGATCTTCTTTTATTAGCCGGTATGGTGACGACGGAATGTTGTTCATGATTGATTATAGTGCATATCATCCTCATCTGGTTGCTAAGTTGATCAATTATGAATTGCCCCACAATGCGTATGAATATTTGGGACAATCTTACTACGGAAAAGAGAACTTGACGGACGAAGAAATAAAAGCGTCAAAGAATCTTACCTTTCAGTGTATGTACGGCAACATTCCTGATGAATTATTGGAAATACCATTTTACAGTAAAATGAAACAATATATTGACCATCGCTGGAATTTCTTTGAGAAATATGGATATGTAGAAACGCCGATTTTTAAACGTCAAATTACTAAAAATCACATCAACGATCCATCGCCGAATAAATTATTCAATTATATTTTACAGGCAAGTGAGACTGAATTTGGAATACAATCACTTGCACAAATCAATCAATATCTAAAAGATAAAACTACCAAGGCTGTATTATATACTTATGATAGTATATTGTTTGATGTACATAAACAGGATAAACGAGACACGTTGTTGCATATAAAATCACTGATGGAAAACAACAAACAGTTTCCTGTAAAATGTTATGTCGGTACAAATTACGACAATATGACCAAAATAAATTTATGAAGACGTATGAAGAATTTTTGAAAGAGGTCAATTTTCAACACCGTGAAAATGATGATGCAATTAATCCATATCTAAAAATCACTCCAAATGGTAAAGTGTTTGTATTAAAATCTGAATGGAAGAATTCTCCTAGTAATTTGGATTTGACTGTAATTGGATTGCCTACAAAATGTAAATATATATGGAGAGGGTCAGAACGGGTTGTATATGCAAATGATACAAAAGTCTATAAAATTCAACAAAGATTGGATAATGAGACAGATGAACAGTTTGAACAAAAACTAATAAAGATACAACAATCAATAGACTTTATAAAACAAAAAGTCAACGTGATAAATCAAAACGGAGGAGTTCCTATTGAATATGTAATGTCAAATGATACATTTCAAAATATATTGAAACATAATAATATGGTTCCAAATTTACCATTTGACGCCAAATATGTGGAAAAATATGACGCATTTTATATATTTTATAAATTGAATGATGTGGATGTTAAATTTCATTCAAGTGGAATTGTAGAACAAAACTTGATTGATAAACGAACTGTTTTGGGAGCGGGTGCTCAACATTTACTAAATTCAGATTCCAATAAGTACGGTATAAGTAATACAGTTTCTAACAATTTTCCTATTTTTGCAACAACCGGAGAATTGGGTAAAACGGTAGACTATTGTGAAAAACTGGATAATCACTTAACCAGTGTATATCAATGGAAGACGGATTCTATGACTCTCGGCAATTTTATGTTTGATGAGTCCAAAAAGATAGTATATCTGATAGATTCGGTATATATCAATAATAGTCAGTGAACTACCACTAGGCTAAAGCCATAGGGGTTTTCTGACGACGTAAAAATAATATTACAAACTTACCATAATATTACAAACTTACCATAATATTTATATATTTATATGGTAACATGTTAACTTTTGATTCCATATTATTAGAATATTTTGTAAACCGATTAGACGGTGGAGTACATTTTGATATAACAAATTTTGATGACCTCAATCAATTTGAGTCATTTTTGATTAAAAGGGATTATTTAAAACATTTTGATCACGTCAAATTAAATGAATTGTTGGAAACTTGTATAGTAGAAGGGAATTACCCAGAACGTCAAGCATATAATGTCAATGGATTGTTGGTTACATTTCCAACGCCAGAATACAAACAAAAAGCTATTGCTCGTGGAACTCATTTTGAGGAAAATCCCAAAAAAGATCAACAAGCAGCATCAGTAAATATTTTTGACAAAGAACCAAAATTAGAACCTCAAGTTGCTCCGAAAGAAGAACCATCGTCAGTTCAACCATCGTCAGTTCAACCAGATTCAGTTTCAACTGATGTCAAGTCGGATACATCTACAGTTGAACCTGACGAAAAAGATGAACCAGAATCCGATCCTAGAACTCCACAAGAGAAACAACAAGACGCTCAAGTTGTTCAAAAGATTTTGACAACTGAATATTCACTTGAAGAAGCACTTTCAAATAATTTCTATTATAAAAAAGGAACTTGGTATACTTCCGATGGAGAAATTGTTGGAAAATCTAGATATATAGAAAATCTCGGTAAAGTACTGATCATTGGAAAAAAATGAAAAGACAACTCCTTTGCACTTTTAGTACAAACGAAGAGTATACGTCATTGCTGACTACTCTTAGAAATTTTTATATTGTATCTGGAAACAAATTTTTCGTGTTTCAAAATTCAAAAATGCCCAATTCTGTTTTTTTAACATATAATGTGGAAATAACGTCTGGAACCAGTTTTCCAAAATTTCCAAATACGATTGGGCTACATAGAAAAAAACAAACCAATACACTGTATACTCTCAATGCTATGAACATATTGATAGCAGAAGAAAATGGTGGTGTATTTGATAATAATTTTCAATTGGACTGGGGACTGTATTCCAACTGCCTTATTTTAACTGGTGAGGTATCGGTTAGAATAATTCCGATAAAACTATGTGATATAATTAGTTGATGTTTTTGCGATAGTTGTTTATAGTTATACGTGTATTAGTTATATACACGGTTCGTGTGGACCGTATAATTAATAATTAAAACACTTAACAATTAAATATTAAATACTTATGGCATTAAATTTGTCTCTAATTAAAAATCGGTTGAATAGTCTTTCAAACGCAAGTCAAAAAACTAATTATACCTGGAAGCCAAATCCCGGCAAACAAGTTCTTCGTATTGTTCCTTATAAGTTTCAACCTGACAATCCTTTCATTGAGTTGAAGTTCCATTATGGAATCAATAACAAAACCTATCTAAGCCCTGATTCTTTTAATCGTCCTGATCCGATTGTTGAATTTAGCAATCGTATGAAAAAGACCGGAAATAAAGAAGACTGGCAAGTTGGTAGAAAGATGGAACCAAAGATGCGTACTTATGTACCTGTGTTGGTTCGTGGTGAAGAAGATCAAGGTGTACGGTTTTGGGGATTTGGTAAGAATGTGTACCAAGAATTGATGGGCATTATTACCGATGAAGATTACGGCGATATTACAGATCTTATAAATGGCCGTGATATTGTCGTTGAGTTTAGAACGGCGGAGGAATCCGGAAAGAATTTCCCGGAAACCACAATTCGTCCTAAGCCAAATGCGTCACCTGCAATTGATCCATCCAAAAAGGACATCTTAACAAAACAAGCGAATATTCTTGATTTATTCCAAGAACCGACGTATGAAGAACTCAAGTCAGCAATGGAAGCATGGTTGAATCCAGAAAATGCAGCTGAAACTCCAACAGTAGTAGGAATTGCTGATGATGATACTGTTTCTGGTGCTCCTATTTCCGGCACTCCAGTCTCCGTATCCACTAAGACACCAAAGTCGCCATCAGCGGTTGCTGCAAAAGCAAATACAGAAGACTTGACAAAGGCTTTTGATAATTTGTTCAACAGTTAAAATAACTATACAATATTGGGTGGTAGTATATAATTTGTACTACCACCCTAACTCTTTATATTATTTATGAAAAAGAAATCACAAGTTACACAAATGGAAACTCCGCCGAGAGACGAATTGGTTGAATTATTGGCCAATGAATTAAATAAAGCAAATAAGGATGGTGGTAAAATCGCTTATTTTTTGGACGAACAAGAAAATCCGGCTGAAATATCCGATTGGATTAGTACCGGGTCATCTATGTTGGACTTAGCTATTAGCAATCGTCCTCACGGCGGCTTGCCTGTAGGAAAAATGGTTGAATTTAACGGCCTCGAAGGAACTGGAAAATCTTTGTTGTCAGCACATGTTGTTGCGGATACGCAAAAAAAAGGCGGAGTCGCTGTAGTTATTGATACCGAAAATTCGGCGGCACCTGAGTTCTGGAAAAGTTTGGGGGTCAATCTATCTAAATTATTGTATGTTCAATGTGAAACGGTTGAAGATATTTTTGAAAAGATGG